GCGCTGGAATGGATGAAACTGAGGGAAAAAGATTATCATTTAATAATCTGTCCAAAAAATATCATCCAAAAGTGGATAGATGATTGTGAAAAGCACAACATAGACCCATTGAAAGTATTAATTCTTACAAAAGAAGACTTCAAAAAGCAAGACCCTGTAGGTGTGACTTCAATTATTGTCGACGAGGCCGACTTCTTCGCCTCTCCATTATTCACGAAAGGCAGATCGCAGATGGCCGAGAAATTGTATAACATGATAGCAAAACAGGGAATCCAAAACGTTTTACTTCTCACAGCTACACCTTATCGAAACCAACCTCACTCAATCCACACTCTCCTCTCCTATATAGGAAAGGCTCCCAGATGGAAGGAATGGCAGGCTCACACGTACGAATTAAAAGTTCTACCCTATCTACCACGTCCGGCCTGGATGCCTCAAAAGAAGTGGAGAAAATACGCTATTGACTACGCTACACCTCGCATCTATACCGCAAAAATGGCCGACCTGTTTAATGTACCAACCCAACATGAAAACCATTTTGATATCCCAACCGGGAAACTAGACCCGATGCAACGAGTAGCGGACACACCAGTTGGTGAATGGCATGAGTGTGCAAAACGTGAGACAGACATTGAAAAACTTGAATGGATAAAAGAATTTGTGAGAGGGAAATCAAAAGTGATTATCTCTTGCAGGTACAAAGAAAGTATAAAAATGTTTGCAAAGGAGCTTGGAAAAAATTACCAGGTGTACGTTGTAACAGGGGAAGTCAAAGACCAGGAGGCAGTGATCAGAGAGGCAGAGGCTGACCCAGAATGTATACTTATCGTACAGGCGGACATAGGCGCAGGGTGGGAGGCTCCATCGTTCTCTTATATGATTTTTGCAAACCTTTCCTTCTCCTATCGTTCGTATGTGCAAATGAAAGGCCGTATATTACGTGCAAATAGATTAAAAGAAAACTTCTACACACACCTTGTCGGAGGAGAGTGTGACAGAAGTGTCTACAAAAGAATTATTGAAATGAAAGAAGACTTTACATTATGAAAAATATAAATTGGATTTTAATTGTCGGATTGATTGGTGCTGGTGTATTACTAACAAGACTGTTCACAGGAACAAGTGGCATACACTATCAAATGTTACAAGGTGACATTTTGACAAGAGAATTTATGAGTGTGTTTGCTAGAGAGCCAAAGTATATTGTCCAAAAACAATTCCAAATAACTCATAGCGACGGCGTACCACTACCCTTTAATATTGTGAAGTTCGAATGTTGCCAAATTGGAGGGATGGTAAAAGATGGACAACTATTTATCGGCACAATAAATGAAGTGGATGCCTGGTCGATTGCCGGCTCAACACAAGAAAAGGTACCGGAAATAGAGATGCCAATAATTGTGCATGAATTAGTTCACGTCACAACAAAACATTTTGCTACGACCTCAGTGTGCATTGATGTTAATAACCCGTTTTGGCAAGAAAAAATTGCTTACAACACTGAATGGCTATATCGTCAAATGATGATGCTCGACGAAGATGGCTATTTTAAAATCAGAAAATAATATGCTACTATTTTTAATGTTTTTTATACAATTACAACAGACCGCCTTCTTTTACACTGACCCACTTGAAAAAATTAGAGACTATCGAACTCTTAAAGATAAGCATCGAGACAGAAAATATGTATACCACTAAAAAAAATTTCTACCGTTGCGCATATAATGACTGCGGTCGACCTTGTGGACATTACTATATTTCTTCAGACGTGGCCGATCCGGACATAAACGCAGTCTTCTATTCATGGTGTTGGGTACGTGGTAAAAGTGTTAAAGCGGAGAACGGCAACACTGTAGAAAATAGTTATTATTGTTGCTTAGCACACTTCGAAGGTCGACCGAAACGTGGAGAAACGGATAACGAAGGGGAAGAATAATTATGGAAAATCTACCGAGACTTCTTAAAAAACGTGAGGCAAGTATCACACCAAAGATAAAAGAGTGGCTAAAAAAGAACATAAAGCACGACTTCGTTTATGAAATAAAGCATTGCAAGGGTGACACAATTGGTGTAAACGAACTACAACCGCATCAATTAAAAGCCTTGTCTGCCTGCAAACACGCAGTCTTCAATCATAAAATCGCCGACATGGGTCGACAAAATCCTTTCGACGGCTTTCAAATGTATATGTGCAACGCTTACGTCATTGTGCATTTCTCAAAACATAACAAGACATTGGTTATCGATGTCGACGACTGGAAAGGGGGAAGACATGACAAAATCATAGCAAAATACACCTTCTAAACGCCTCCAAATAGAAAAACCGTGATATAAGTATCACGGTTTTTTCTTTATCTCACACAATCCTTGCAGTAGAACACTGGATAATCCCCTCTTTTGCCACGGCTTATAATTTTCCTCTTACAGAATTTTATAATCTTGCAAATTCTACACCTCAACAAATATCTATATTGTTCCATTGTGGACATTCATCGCCTCCGCCTCACTTTTTGGTATCATCACACCTTGGTCTGCCAAAATTTTACTAGGGTGTGGGACTAATTCCTCAGGCTCATTTTCATTTTGCCCGTCTTCCTTCTTCGGTCGCCCTGGACTCTTTTTGGCCTTCTCTTCATCACGTCTTTTTTTCTCACGTCTAATCATATCGGATATATAAGTGGCCTCTGGCATTTCCAATTGATAATCTTCCGCACGCATTTCATCCAACCACTTTTGCCTTTCATCCGTCAAGGATATCATTATTCTCTTTCTTTCTTTTCTCATTTATTTAAATCGTTATCCGCCCACGCTTGTAATCTTTCCTCATCACGCTCCATTTCCTGCTGTTTCGCCTCGCGATAATCCCAATCAGGGTCAATATCTTTCGGCTGTAACACATTTTGCCCGACTTCTTTAATCTCCGGCTCAACCACGACCGGCCTCCAAATAAATCGAGGCTGACGGGACGCATTGTTTTTAATAATGTTTCTCAACTTCTTTAACTTATCCATCCTTTTTTTACGCTTGTTTCCTTTCATATTTTTTCATGACTTTAGTTTTATAAATATAATACTCACGCTTTATCTCTGACACTTTAGCGCGATATTTTGCATCAACCTTGTACCGCCTCTTATTTTTCCGTGCCTCTGCCTTTCGCACGCCTTCAATTGTGCCGTTACGGTCGATAATTTGAGATATACGCTGATGGCTGACGTTAAACAAGCTTGCCAAACCTTTCATCGTCCATATTTCCAGTCTATATGCCCTTTTAATCATTCTTATCTGGGTATCCGTCAACTTGCACCGCCTATCCTTCCCAATTGTTTTTAATAGCATAAAATAACACAGACAACAAGCTTATCGCTTATCGCCTGTAGAGTTTACACAAGATAGCTTGTGTAAACTAACAGACGGCAAACACCTATCCTTTCTTGTTACACTCATCACAAACCTCACCATCCTCACCCGGCTCATTAAAGCAATCATCATTTTCACACAACGGCTCTTTATCCTGATTGTACAGATAGACAAGACGGCCACCTATCACCCACTCAAAGCTTGCACCTTCCAACAACTCTTGCAAATCGTTTTCACTAAAACCTACTTTAATTTTTTTCATATGGTGTAGCTTTCCCGTCCTCTGTAAAATAGCACTCGTTAATTCTCATCTCCTCCATCACATTTTCATCACTTTGTGCCTGCTCAATCAAATCATAGCCGAAACGTTCAAGCTTTTGACAAATCTCTTTATAAATCGGGTCAAACTCATCCTCGTACTCGCTTTTATCGTTGCCCTCATCGTCCTCAATCCAGATATTTTTAGAGTTAAAATGATAATAACGCCCGACATGAGTTATCTTAAAGTTGTAACCTTTCCACACAAACAAACCGTCGAACATCGCACCGTCGCCCTGACTATAAGAAAGAGAATACCAAACCTTGCCATCACCTTCTATTTTATAATCTGCCAAAAGTTCTTTTAACTTTAGTTGCATATCCGAGCGCATAAAAAACAAATCATCGTTTGCATTCCAGTTATCAATAGCCTTCCTTTGCGCATCCTTTTTCAATTCATCGATTGTGTATAAGTTTATTGTTTTTGTTATCATAAATTAAATTATTCCATTTTCTGTAAATTCCTCAACCAAATCAAACCTGTTTGCCAAATCCTCCAAAACCGTTTGCCACTCCAACAATTCCCCAAAGCTTAAAGACTCGTCACTCATCCAATTTTGCCATCTAACGGCGAAATAAATCGCCTCTGATTTTGTTTTTATCTCTTTTGTTTCTTCTATTTTCATACTATTTGTATTTTGTTATTATTGTTTGTAAAGATGCTATTGCATTTTTTATATCCAACATGGCGATAATCTCCGTACGGTCGCCGTGCTTTTTCTCAAAACCGCGCACAATTTTCTCTAGCCGGTCGATTGTATCCTGCAAATATTTTTTAACGTCCATCTATCCATTATTTATCATTTCTAACAATTTACTAGCTACCTTCACCGCCCCCGATTGTGTGATATCCTCGTTTTCATTTATAAACTTTTCCAACATAAGCACAAACGGTATACCAAACTGCTCATCCATAACATCCCAATCCTCCAAAACATCCAACACCGTCATTTTCCTCAACTGTGGGTATTGATTGTAACTATTTAGCATAAAATTCAACGATATAGTTTTTAAAGTTGTACATCGCCCAAGCTACCGCCTCATCCTTCTTTGTAAACTCACGCCATGCAATCACACCGTCAAAGTTCGACACAACGCACATAATTTTATTTTGTACTTGCGAAGTTTTCGCAAGGTTATTATTTTTTTTATCCATATATTTTTTTAAAAGTTAATTGTTAAAATTCTATCCCACCTTTCCGCCTCAACGCGACTAGCACGCATAAGTGATAATGTTCGGCCAACACGCCCATTTGTCCACCCTGTATTTTTTATATAACATAGATGGTACACGCCAATAAATAAAAATCTTTTTAGTCTCATACTGTTATTTAAGTATTGTTACGGCCAACGTTCGCACATGCTCCGACCAAGCGCTCATATCGTCAACGGCTATAGAACCAAAGCCAACAGCAAAGATTGTAAAGATAACCGCGATTAAGTAACAGCACAAGATAACCAAGCCGGCCTCAAGTATCAGATATATCATTTGTTTTGGTCTCATATTTGTATTGATTATAATTATGCGACGCTCTTCAATTGCTTAAAAAACGTTGCTGACAAAGGGGTTTGTCAATATTGACGAAATACCCTGTTTGTCATGATATCAATGTTACACCCAAGTAAGTTTTTTGTCAAGCGGGAGTTATCCACAGGCAATATGGGAGAGTACGTATTAGAACACAAATGGAGGGCTTGTGTCAATCCCCCTCCTTGTAAAATAAGGGGTTTTTGGGAAAAAAGCGGGGGGTTTTTAGACCCCCCACACTCTTTTTATTGATTATTATTTTTATTTTTATATTATATATAGGTATAAGGGGTCGGAAAAGGGGGCGCTTTTTATTTTGCGACATGATGGTTTGGTGTGTTGAAATATTATTGCTTCTTTTCAGGAAAAAAAGAGGGAACGCGGAAACGGGCGAGGGAAGGCCGGCGAGAGACGGCCGGAGAGAGGAGGGAAGGCCGGCAGAGGTGTTTATTGTTGTTAAGGTGATAGAGATATCATGTTTTGAATTTGGATGCAACGTAGGGGGCATTTTGGGCGAAAGAGTGAGGATGGTGAAGGTTTGAGGTCGACGGTCGAGGATGGACGATGGAGGGAAAGGGTGAAAGAGAGCTATTGACTAGTTCGGTTTCGTGTCGAGGATGGAGAAGGTTTGAGAGAGCTATTGACTAGTTCGGTTTCGTGTCGTGTAGAGTCGAAGGGGTTTGTCTAAAGACGGTCGACGGTCGGAGATAGACGGAGAGTTTCCATCCCATCGATTTTCGTCCATATACCATAAGGCTTATTCGACAATCCACTCTAGGTTTGTCAACCTTTGACAAAAAAGCCATTAAATGTATACTCAACTATAACAGGTACGCAACACCAAAATAAAACCATGAGCAAAAAAATTAGTCAAGAGGAAAAGGCGGTACGCGATGCAGATTTTAAGAGTCGACATCTACAATTTGATAAAGAGTTAAGAGCTTTAGTCGCTAAGTACGAAGTAACACTGGAGGCTGAGCCGTTTATATTCAAAGGATTGACGGTAGCAAGGCCGACGATAGGCGATGCTAAAGAGTATAACGACGATGACACACCGGCGACCGAGGAAAAGGTAGAAGGCGTAGAGAAGGTAAACGATGGAGCGCCGACGGTGGAGGGCGAGGATAAAAAGTAGGCGGTCTTTGGTGGGAGTTTTAGGATGGAAGGGGGGGGGTAGCACACATAGCACCCGGCGAAACTTCGCTGAGTTGGGTCCCCCCACCTCCCAAACCGTCCACCTCCCATCCCCGACCCTCTATTGACCACCCCCGATTTTCGTTGTAATATTTTCAAAAAAAAATTTTTGATTTTTTACACCCCACCCCCTTCAAAAGAAATCGGTTTTTTAAAAAAAAAATTATAAAAATGGCAAAAAAAGAAAAACTAAACAAGGAGGAAGTCAAGAAAAAAAATTTAACTAATATCTTGTCGAAGGTGAATAAGAAAAAAACCACCAACGCTGCAAAGATTAAGGCTAAATTGGTTTTTGAGGACTGGAAATCCAATAACTTCAAAGGCCTTCAGAAGTCCATGCACAAAATCGGCTATGGTCGAACGATGGGGCCATCCCATTTGGAGAGGACGAAAGCGTGGAAGGATATTTTGAATGAGGCTTTACCTGATTCTCTTCTGGCTGAAAAGCATTTAGAGCTTATTAATGCTAGAAAATCTGATATTATCTATGAGGATCAGTGGGAGAAGGATAAGAACGGTGAGCTGGTGCGCATGAGGAAGAGGAAAATCGTCGATCTCGGCCCGGATTTAAACTCTGTGAGTAAAGGCCTGGAGATGGCATATAAGTTGAAGGGGGCGTTCAATACCAAACCGGAAGGGGAGGATTCACGACCGCCAAATTCAACGATTTATAACCTTTTCTATAAGCCGGAGATCCGCGATAGTGTAAAGCAATTAGAAGCAGCATTAACAAAACAATTATATGGTAAACCACTTGAAGATGATGACGGCGAAATTCCTGAGTTCTTTGGCGGAAAGTCTACAGCCATCGACGTTACCCCAACTTACGAAGACGGAAATTCAAAGCCTGACGGAGGAAATCCAGGAGAAGATGGAAGTCCTGAAAAATAGGCTCGGACAGGTCGAGGATGAGCCGGTTGGCGACGGGAAAGCGGTCTTTCTTTCGGACATGACGGAGGAAGAATATCAGGCTTATGATCGCAATGAGTTGCAGGGTTGGGGGAAGGTTTTAAAACAATTAGGAATTAAATAATATGAAAATAGTACCAATAAATAATAAAGTTTTACTTGCGGTAGAGAAGGAAAAGGAAGTCGAAGACCACGGTGGGTTTAAGACTGTGAAGACTAGGAAGGATAGTTTGTTGAAAGGTGTGGTTATTTCGGGGCCGTTTAATCCAGGGACGGTGGTGTACTTCGCAGCTTATGGCTACGAGGAGATTAACGGCGATATTCTTGTGGATTATGAGCAAATATGGGCCTATGAAGGACAAGAAACTAATCCAGAGAATTGAGGAAAATAGGGATCTCCGGGAGCGTGCGAAACGTCGCGAGGAGGATTATAATCTTCGGGTAAAAACGATACGCGAGGCGGCAGAAGTCTTTAATAATATGGAATTTTTCTGCGATATTTGCCGGAAAGATTTTACTTCTGTTGGGTTTAAGCGTGAGGGATGGGTGTCACAAACGCCGACAGCTTGGTATGTTGGGAAATGTTTGTGTGGCCGATCTTCGATACGCCGTATTACGGACAAGCACAAAGATATTTATTATCACAAGTCGCCGAATATAAAATTTCAGCGAGTGCGCGGTCGCAATGATATGCTTACTCCGGCCGATGACCTGTTTAAAATAATTTATCCAAAAGAATATGCAAGAATCAACGGGGAGAGCGAGATCTAAAGAAAACTTGATTAACTTCAAGCCGAAACAAAAGGGGCCTCAAATTGATGAGTTCTCTCTTTTGGCTTGGATTATGGAAAACAAAATAAAGACGGAGAAAGGGGACGAGGTTGGTTTTACTGATCGCCTTTTTTTGATACAAATTTTGAACGATTGGTCTCAGAACATTGTGATTAAAAAAGCGGCGCAGATTGGAGGGTCGGTGTCCTTCAACATCAAAGCTCTTTTTGCGGTGTTTAAGATGGGATGGAACATTTTGTACACGTTTCCTACAGATTCCGACGTTAATGAGTTCGTTTCTACAAAAACAAACAAAATTATACAAATGAATCCACACGTGTTTGGAGGTATGCGTTACGATAACATCGAGCGTAAAAGTTTGGGTGATCGTAACCTTTTCTTCAAGGGAACAGTATCTAAAACAGCGGCCATCATGACCACCGCCGACCTACTTATCCACGACGAGGCCAGTCGTTCTGACCAGGGTGTATTGGAAACAATGAAGTCACGTTTGAAGGCCTCAAAGGTGAAGGCACGATGGTTGTTTTCCAACCCTACAACCGAGAAAGATGCCATCGATATTGCATGGAAGAAGTCCGATCAGAAGGAATGGTTTATTCGTTGTGGCGCATGCAAGGACGAGCATTTTATGACGTGGCCGGAGAGCATAAATAAGGAAAAGAAAATTTTTGTCTGCAAGAAATGTGGGACGGAAATCAGCAATGAGCGCAGACGTAAAGGTTTCTGGAGGGCGACAAAGCCTGGGAAATCTATCTCCGGGTATCACGTTTCTTTGATGATGGCTCCTTGGATTTCGGCAAAGGAAATTATCGCGGATAGTGAAGGCGACCAGGAATATTTTTATAACTTCGTGTTGGGTGAGCCGTATTCTCCGGGTGACGTACGTGTGGGACGTAGTACCATTTTGGACAATTGGACTCCACAAAATTTGGACACTGGGCGCTACTATCTCGGGGTGGACGTGGGTAACATTAAGCACTATGTTTTGGGTAGCGAGAAGGGTGTGATCAAAGTGGGTAGGTTTACGAAGTGGTCGGACTTGGATGACATAATGAAACAATACAAACCGCAGCTAGTAATCGATGCCATGCCGGATAATACGATGTCGAAATACTATGTGGAAAACTATCGAAATGCTTTGATGTCATACTTCAACGACAACAAAAGCAACCCTAAAACTTTGGTTTGGTGGGGGGAGGGTGACAAGCAGGGTGTGGTGTATTCCAACCGTAACCGTATCATCGACCAATTGATTGATGAAATTTTGAACGCTCGTATCCTGTTTGGGATGGGTACCGACCAGGAATTAAAACTATACTTGAGACATTGGGAATCGTTGCGCCGTACGAAGGTGACGGACAACAAAGGTATCGAAAGTTATGAATGGGAAAGTACGAACGGGGAGGATCATTATGTTTTCGCAACTTTGTATTATTACCTGGCGAGACTTGGATCTTCTTTCGGTGCATACATCCCGGAAAACTTAAAAGGTATAGGAAAACAATTGAATGTTTCAAATGCAAGTGCTGATGATATTGGTGACATTTTGTCTCGTGCGAACAACTGGCCAACTGATTAAGAGTTATCCACTTGACAAAACTTTGATTTTAACAAAATAGGTTATATACTAAAAAAATAATATGGATTATCTCGCAAAGTTAGATGACAAACAAATGTGTGATTATATCTCAAATAGAAAAAAATCTGCTGATTCTATTTGGAATATCGTTTCGGATACTTACTCAAAAAATATAAATGCCTACAAGAATGAGCCAGAGTGGCTAAAAGAATTGCCTAAAAAAAGAAGTACCGTCCGCGACAACAGAATCTTCGTAAACACTGAGGCCGTTATCAACTCGATAATCGCAAATCCTCCAAAGCCAATTATTACTCCAGGGCGTGATACTCCAGAGAGTAAACAGCTTGCAATCAACCAGGAAAAATTTTTCCAGGATATGTATATGAAAATCGGCGTAAAGGCCGAACTAAGAAAAGGATTGAGAAATCTTTACTTTTCACGTTTGATTGTTTTGAAACCTTTTTGGAATACAGAAAAAAATAATTTCGATGTTAAAAGTATCGACCCTAGAAAAGTTAGATTTTCACCAAAGTCTACAAAAGAGGACAACAGTGAATTTGCTATTGAGGACGTAAACGATTCAAAACATTCAATTTACACACGTTTCAAAAAAGAGGGTGAGGATGAGGCATCAAAAATTTTTAATCAAAATTTATTGAAAGAACTTGGCGCTAGGAGTGAACAGGATCTTTTGGTTAGTGGTGAGGAAACAAACTATGAAGAGGCTTGGTGTGGTGATTATTTGGTTTGTAAATATGGGAACATAATTTTAAGTCGTGGAAAAAATCCATACTGGGACTGGGATGGTGTACCAATTACAGATGCAGAGCAAATGGAGATTTTGAACAAGAAAACTTCACAAAAAAGAGTTAAAGAAATTTTAAATAAAAATGCCATGGGCGTTGAAACTCCAAAAGAAGTTTACTCAGAAGAAGACACACCTGCGGACGAGGCACAAGAAAGAGCTGCTTACTTCTATAACCACTTTGATACTCCGAGAAAACCATACATTTTCGCTACAATTTTTAACTCTGAAAATAAACCAATTGGTGAAACAGATTTCATTACGCAAGCCATTCCTTTGCAGATTGACATCGATGAGACAAAAAGAAATATTACAGAAAATGCACGTATCGTAAATGGTATTGTTAAAATTGATTCTACAGTTATGGATCAGGCTGAGGCCTCTAAATTACGTTGGGAAACTGGTGGAATTATTTGGGGTAAAGGTGTAGCCGCTGGTGTGCAACGTGAGACAGGCGCTCCACTACCTGCTTTCGTGCAACAAAATTTGGATGATTCAAGAAAAGAGATTGACGATGTCATGGCATCTTCATCTGCTTTCCGTGGTGTGCGTGAAGGACAGGAAACTCGTGGTGGCCGTCTAGCTTTGATTGATCAATCCTTCTTGCGTTTGAATGAACTTGTGCAAGTTATTGACTATGTAAACTACGAACTATTCAACTGGTTTTACCAACTTTCAAAAGTTTTTTATACGGAACATCACTATGCAAAAACAATGGGAGCTGATCGTGCTGCGGAGACTTTAACTCTTATGCGTGATGACATGGAAGATGGAACTGAAGTTAGAGTGTTGGAAGGTAAAACTCTTCCAGAAGACCGCGCGTTTAAATACGAGCAAGCGCAAGAGGATCTCAAGAATGGTGTTCTCTCTCCTGTTGATTATCTACAAATTGCAGGCTACGATTCACCAGCAGATAAGGCGAGAAACTTAGTTGTTTGGGGTCTAAATAAACCAATCGCCGTTGGAATGACGGAGGAAGAAGTATCATTAATCTCACCGCCATCACAACCGGAACAAAAAGAGCCAACAATTAGTATAAAGTTTGAAGACCTCACACCAGATGCAAAAGTACAAGCTCTTCAAAAAGCTGGAATCGTGGCCGACAAACAAATAATTGCAGCAACAGACTTGCGTAAAATTAAAAACGAGGATAGACTAAATAGTAAGAAAGCAACGGAAACATCTGTGGAAAAACCATAGATGGATTAAAAAAAAATAACCTGACCAAGCAACGTGATAAACGGGGGCAGTCAAAAAAAATATGCCAGAACCAATATTTGAGTTGACAAGTAACAGTGATGAGCCAACACCAGTTGTTGAAACTCCTACACCAAGCGAAACACCAACCCAGGAAGTGAAAAAAGAGGAGACTCCTGCCGTGTCTGATGCAGTAGAAGTCCCAGGAACGGAAACTCCAAAAAGTGACAACTTGATGGAATTACCTGACGGGCGAAAAGTAACACCCGAAGAGTTCCAAAAACAGTGGAAAGAACATTTTTATCCAGAGTTTACGAGAAAATCTCAAGAGCTTGCAGAATTAAAAAGAGGCAATCCACCAAAAACACCAGACGTTAATAATCCCGAGAAAAAATTGCCTTCTTGGAAAGACCCTAACTACGAGCCACAAACTTATGCAGAGATTATCGAGATCGCTACAAAAGAGGCCGAAGAGAGGATGTCACAAAAACAAGAAGCAGAGGCGAAAGCTAGAATGGAATTGGAGACACGTGTAACTCAAGACTTATCTGAAATTAAGAAAATAGATCCGAATCTTGACGAATCAAAATTATTTGCTCACGCGAATAAATATGGTTTCTCAGATTTGAAATCTGCTTATGCTAACTATGCCGACGTACAAAGTATGTTGCGTGTTACAGAAGAAAAAGTTTTGACTAATCTTAAAAAGCGCGACGTGCCGGTTTCAGGAAATAATAATCCAAAACCAGTAGTAGTGAACGATGAGATAGACCGTGTTTCTGTGGGAAATTTTAGCTCAGCAACTGAATACTTCAATTCAATCAAAGGAAAATAATTAAAATAAATTATTTTTATATGGTATTCAATGAACAAGTCACTACAACTACTCGTAACTACATAGTTCCAAAAGTGTATGACACTATTACTAAAGGATCTCCAGCTCTTTTGATGCTTTTGCAAAATGCAAAAAAATGGAAGACTGGAATCAAATATAGTTTCCCAGTAAAATATCAAGATACTACTAATGGTGGTAACGTTGGTATTTCTGCGAAACTAGATACTGATCGCCAAAATACTCGTACAATGCTAGAGTTCGAAGTTAAAATGGCAACTAAACCGGTTGTTGTTGCAGACATCGAAACTACTCTAAACCAAGGAGATGAGCAAATTGTTGATCTTTTAGAAACAGAGTTCGACTCACAAGCACAGTCAATCTCAATGTTGATGGCTCAAAACCTGTTTACAGGAAATGGATCCGGAGATAATTGGGACTCACTTTATGAGGCAGCTGATGACGGTACTAACTTCTCTTCTTATGGTGGAAAGTCAAGAACGGCTTACACATCATTAAAGGGTTATTACCTAGCATCTGCTGGAACTTTGACTCTTGCAAAATTGGCTACGGCTTACGATGCTGTTACTGTTGGTGTTGATAAACCATCAGCAATCCTTACAACTAAAGCTATCTGGTCAACTTACGAATCACTTTTGACATCTACAATCCGTGCTAACTACACGACTTCTGGATATCCAAAAATGAACGCGTTTGGTGTTGTACCAAGTAAAGAAGGTTTGGGAGCAGAACAAGGTTTCGACGTACTTTACTTCCGTGGAGCGCCGATGATTAAAGATGAACAAGTTCCATCAGGACGTGTACACCTTATGAATCAAAACTACTTCGGATTTAAGGGTGTAAACATTATCGGAAAAAACATCAAAAACTTGAACTTCAAAAAAACAAGTGACGGCGTACCATTGGGTGTAGTTGGAAGAATCCCTACAACTCTTGGTTTCAACTTCCGTGACATGATGTCTCCGGTAGACCAATTGGCAGAAGTGGGACACATCATTTATGCTGGAAACTTCATATCTGAAAACCCACGTACGCAAGGATCAATGGTTGGGGCAGCCTAACACATTGTCTTATCTGGTAGCGCAGATAAGAAAAATTAAAAAGTGAGTGCTACTCACGAATGGTTGGAGGTTAAGAGCCGAAGACTGAAATAAAAAAATAAAAAAATATGAACCAAATTACTTTTCAAAACGTTAAAGATACTTCAACGGCTCCAGTGTTTGCAATCGGACAAAGAGCGCAAACTCCTGATGGTCGCCAATGGGTTTACGTAAAAGCATCTGCGGCAGTTGTCGCAGGTAACGTAGTGGTGCCAGCTGCAACAACATCAGTTGGAACAACTATCTCATCTTCTACAGACTCACAAGGTAGAATTGTCTACATCACTAAAGCATCTGCTGGGTGGACTGTAGGTCAATTCGCTGAGGGATCAGTGTTAATCGATGGTGGTACAGGTACGGGACAAGTTGCAAAAATCAAGTCAAACACGACTGATACTTTGGAACTTTACCCAGACTCTGCGCTTTCTACGGCTTTGGACGGAACTTCTACAATGGAGATCTGGACAAACCACTTAGTTAGAAAATCTGTTGTGACTACTAAAATCCAAAACGCAGTTGGTATTGCACAAGTTGCATTTGCAGCTGACGATTATGGATTCGTTCTTACACGTGGTGTAGGACGCGTACTCGCCGGAGAAGTTCTAACAGTTGGTGGATCATTCGTAACTGGTGATGACACGGCTGGACAAGTTGTAAAAGGAACAACCGCTAAAGGTGAATTTGACGAACAAACTTTGGGTCGTTGTCTAGCTGCAAACTCTGCGGCAGATGTCGGTGCAATGATTTTCGCAACCATCTCATAATTGTTGCAAATATCCATCACGAAAGTGGTGGATATTATGCAGAAATTATCTGCCCTTGGGACGATCAAGCCCATTGATTAAAAATTAATTAAAAAAAAATATGGATTACAACGAAAAAGATCTTAAAATTGTCCGAGTTAATAACATTTATGACTTTGACTTTGATGGCGAACTAGGTGCGCGCTTCGGAGGGCGCGACTTCTTGATACCTGCCGGTGGCTCATTACTAACACCTTTATCAATTGGAGAACACTTGGCTAAACACTTGGCACAAGCTAACCTTTTGAGAAAGTTTGAAAATCGTATTCCTCAACCAGGAGATGACTTGAAAAAGTTATGGGATGATGCCACGATCGAAAAAGCAATGAAGGAAATCCTGACAGATGAAATGACTGAGGCAAGACGACCTGTTAAAAGCCAGGACGACATAACCGAAGAAAAAATTAAAGAACTTAACAAAGTGAAAGATGAAGGTGAAGATGTCGAAACACCAGAAGTGAGTGAAGAAACAACTGAGGAAACTACTGAAAAAGTGGCGTACAAAGACAAAGCACAAGTTATTGCAGAACTTAAAAAGAGAAACATAACTTTTGATTCACGCGCTCCAAAAGCTACACTTGAAGCATTACTAAAATAATTTATGAATGATAACAAAATCGAGCAAGAAAGATTTGATGCAATCAAAGAATTGAGTCAAATAGAAATGAAATTATCTGATGCTCGTGTTGCTTTTCAAAAATTCAAGGAGACAGAAGAAGAGTACCTTATCCAAAGAGAAAAAAATGTATCTATTAAATTAGATGAATTTGTAAAATCTTTGGAAGAAGGTTTCCAGGCTTTCTCTCAAAACAAAGAAATTTTTGAGAAGATCAAAACGATTGTTGGTGATTTTTCAAACAAAGCACTTAGTCTGGCTGAGGAGACAAAAAGTTATTCTCTTTATCTGATGGAAAGAATCGATACTGTGGATAATTTTTTATCTAAGAAGATGGAAAAATTGAGAGACACTAGCGATAAAATTTCATCTGATCGAAAAGATTTAGATAAAGAACTTGAAGACTTTTATTTCAGGTTAAGACAACTTGAAGAAGGTGAAAGAGCTTTAAATAAAAGAAGAAAAGATTTTGACGAGAAGTGGTCACTAAAAGAATAAAATATGACAAACGCAAGAAAAGATGAAAACAGAGTTAAAGTTGCAATGGCAGTCCAAGACAACGGTGCGGATCTTGTTCAACTTGCGGTAGACGATGCTACTAATCGGCTCCTTGCTACATATTTGGGGGACGATGGAACATCAAATGATGGAATCGCCCCGAGAGATGAAAACCATGTACCTGTTCTGATGGCAGTTTCGGCAGATGATGGTGTTACACCTGTTGCTATTTACGCCACTAGCGATGGCAAATTATTAATCTAATTATTAATCTAACTATACATTTATGGGAGATAACGCAGAAAGAGATCAAAATCGGGTAACAACCCTCATAGCCGTTTCATCGGCCGATGGTGTAACCCCGGTAAAATTGTACGCGGATCCGATAACACATAGACTTCTTGTCGATGTAACCGGGTCGGGTGCAAGTCCACTCACAACAAAGGGTGATCTTTATACTTTCACAACTACAAACGCTCGTCTTCCTCTGGGAACAAACGGGCAAGTTTTGGTTGTGGACACTTCAACACCATCAGGACTTAAATGGCAAACAGCCGGAGCAGGTACTGGAGATGTTGTCGGGCCTGCAACTTCCACAGATAATGCCATCGCTCGCTTTGATGCTACTACAGGTAAAATTATCCAAAACTCTGGTGTAACAATCAGTGATACAAATATAATTTCTGCGGCAGGATTACTTCTTTCAGGATTGTCTGCCTCACAACTTCTTGCTACAGATGGGTCTAAAAATCTTGTATCTTTAGACACAACCACATATCCAACTCTTGCACAAATTGCTTTTGTTAAAGGTGTGACTTCTGCGATCCAATCACAGTTAGACGGTAAACAGGCGGCAGGAAATTATCTTACAGCTTTAACTGGCGATGCTTCTGCATCGGGACCCGGATCGGCTACAATTACTTTAGCAAACGTAAACTCAAGCGTTGGAACTTTTGGATCGGCCACACAAGTCGGGCAAATTGTTGTAAATGCAAAAGGTTTAATAACTGGTGTAACCGCCGTAACTATTACACCTGCGATAGGAAGTATTACAGGTCTTGGAACAGGTGTTGCGACATTCTTGACTACACCATCTTCTGCAAATTTGTTAGCAGCGATGACGGACAAAACAGGAACAGGTGTGTTGGTATTCGCAACTTCACCGACCCTTGTCACACCTATACTTGGTGTAGCGACAGCAACTTCAATCAACAAGTTGTTGATAACTTCACCAACTACAAATGCAACTCTTACAATTCTTGATGGAAAAACTTTCACGGTAAATAAAACTATTACCCTAGAAGGAACTGATTCCACCGTGATGACTTTCCCTTCTTCATCTGCAACCATTGCTAGAACTGATGCCGGACAAACTTTTACAGGAACTCAAACAATTACTCAAATCGACCTCGGAAATGCTGATACCTCTTTGACTAGAAGTGCGGCAGGAATTGTGGCGGTGGAAGGTGTTGATCTTGTGAATGTTTCTACCGCTCAGAATATTTCAAACAAAACTCTTTCCTTAAATAAAATTGATTATGCTATTGAGCCAGCAACTGATGATACATTTTCTGGTGAAATGTCTAATGATATTTTGGCTGGGGCAACTATTGCACAGTGGGATTTAGTTTATGGTGATTCTGCATCAGGTAAGTGGAAACTTGCTGATGCAGATGCCGAGGCTACTTCCGGTGGTGTACAACTTGCTATAGCAGCCGAGGCTAAAAATGACACTCAAGCAATGAATGTTATTTTTAAAGGTATCATCAGAAATGATGGGTGGACATGGTCAGGGGCTTTCAAACCTCTCTATGTTTCTACAACTGCTGGAGGCCTTACAGAAACTGCGCCGAGTGGCACTGATGATGTGATCAGAATAGTCGGCTACACATTGTCAGATGATTGTATTTACTTTAATCCAAGTAACGACTGGATTGTACATGTATAAATAGTATGGCAATAGTAAGAGCAGGAACAGGAAATGGTTTTAATGGCCCAGGTCAAACAGTTTTGACTGTTTCTGTTGTAAATTCTGGAGGGTCAAATCAATTATTGCTTGTGAGTGGGTATATTACAGGTTCTGCATCTGCACCTACTATAACATATGCTGGTGTTGCTTTGACAGTTATTTCTAGTGGGGACAATGCCTTAGGTTGTTATAACTACATTGGTTATTTGAAAGCACCAGCAACAGGAACAAATAATTTAGTTTTAACTGCACCTGCATCTGGGTATAATAATATAGCAGCAACAATTTATTCGGACATAGATCAAACAACACCGTATTATGGATATGGAAAATTTGCGGCAGTTGGAACAAATCCAGAAAGTATATCTGCATCAGGAACAAGTATTGATGATTGGTTTTGGATGGCATCAACAGGGCAAAGAGATTCAACAGCAAATACAAATTTAACTGTATATGGGAATGGGACTAATGTGGATTTATATGATACAAATGGAACAATTGGTGTGACGACTTCAAGAGATTATAAAATTGATATAACTTCTACTGGTGTAAATTATAATTATCAATATTATTTGTTTTTAAAAAAATATGTTTCTTCTTCCTCTTCTATCAAATCTCGTAACGGAGTATTATTAGCCAATATAAAATCCGCTAATGGAGTACCTAATAGTTAAAATAAATTTATGGCAAATATAGATTATCTAATAGTAGCAGGAGGTGGTGGAGCAGGTGCGGGAAATGGGGGAGGAGGTGGTGCAGGTGGTATGATCTACAAAACAGGTCAATCTATTGCAAGTGGTACTCATGCAATTGTTGTTGGTGCCGGTGGTTCAAGCGGTGGGACAAACGGCCATGGCTCTAATGGATCAAACTCTTCTTTTAATGGCGATACCGCAATTGGTGGAGGTGGTGGGTCATTTAATGGTGGGGCAACAGGAAATTCTGGAGGTTCTGGAGGTGGAGGTGCAACGGCTGGTGGAGCAGGAACATCTGGTCAAGGAAATGCCGGAGGGACTGGTAGTGGATACTCTGGTGCAGGAGGTGGAGGTGGTGCAGGAGAGGCGGGTGACACGGACGGGCAAGGGTATGGTGGAGATGGTCTTGCTTGCTCTATTACTGGCTCATCTGTAACTTATGCCGGAGGAGGTTTGGGAAGACCTTCTACCGGACAAGCTGGTACAGGTGGAGGTGGTGGTGCAAATACAGCCGGTACGCCAAACACAGGTGGAGGTGGAGGTGCCTGGGACGGTACAGGTGGTCAAACTTCCGGTGCTGGAGGCTCAGGTGTTGTAATTGTTCGTCTCTTAACTTCTGATTGGACTACTATAACTGGAGGGACACAAACTACGGATGGTCTGTATACAGTATGCACATTTAATTCTTCATCAAATCTTGTTTTAGTGGCGGCAGCAAGTTCTTCTCAAATCAAATCTTGGTCTGGTGTTGCGAACACCTAAATAAAATATATGAACACAAATAAATTTGAAATCATTGGGGCAGTGGGGGCAAATCATGAGGCAGGAATTATTTCTGTTCTGTTTGGGTCTCTCGTTGGCGGCATCAGAAACATTATGAAAAACGGTTGGCACGGATGGTTAAAATTTCTGCTAAACTGGATAGTGAATATGTTCGTAGGAATACTTGCATATTTGCTGGCCGTGGAGTGGGGCTTGCCTGGTTTATGGCCAGTGATCATTGCCCTAACCTTCGGCTCGCTTGGTGAAAAAGGTTGGGAGATTATTCTGAATCAAGTGTTTGATTATATTGAGTTTAAAACAAAACAAAAATAACATGAAATATGCAAAAAGAAAAAGAAATAAAATGCCAAATAGCTCTAAGAGTAAAGGCCGGTGCGATGGCACTTGCAACCCTTTTAACCGCCCTGTGGGTTATAAATTATCTAAAGCAAAACGAGCTGAAAATCTCAAATTTTTCTTTACAGAAGACCCTTTCGCAACTGATAAATATCTAAATTTTATATGACAAAAGTAACATCACAAGAAATATTGGTACTAACCGCAAAAGATTTTGCGCGTGGAATGTCAACCGACAAATACTCGGCGGACGGGTTTTTTTCTAATGAGATGCATGCTGGCATAAACTTAACGTATAAACCAGGAACGATTTACGGACAGCCTCAAGCGACAGATTTGAGTCCTTCAAGTTCTGGAATCTGGGCAGCCACTTGTAAAGGTGGAGGGTCTAGTTCTGGACTAGGGTATCAAAACAATTACGGTGTTACAGAATCAAATAAATTTTATACTTACAACGGATCAGCTTGGACACTTGGTGCAACTGGTGGTGGTGCGAAACAATATATCGGTGCAAAAACTGATATGGTTTTTTATAAAGAAAATTTATTTATAACCTCTGACGTGGACATAACACTGGCGACACTTTCTAGTTACGTTATTTCTGCTATTAACGAGAGTTGGTGGGTTTCAACAAAAGGAAAGGCCTCTTTGTCGAATATCTTTCCTCACCCAATGGTTATCTTCGAAGATATTCTTTGGATTGCAGACGGGCCATATTTACATAAATGGGATGGGACAACGGCAACGGCTCAGGCTTTTACCCTTACAGACGACCAAAATATTACCGCTCTGGCAGTGGATCCTTCATCTGGAAGAATGATGATTGCCACAACACAAGGAGCCAACGCATCCGGAACGTTACCTAGAATGAATAAAATTTCTTTCTGGGATGGAACGTCTTCAAAGGTTTTGCGTGCAGTACCTGTGGAAGGAATGGTTACAGCTTTCCAGCCAGTAGGAGGTACAATGTATGTTGCTTATGGTAGAAATATTGGATACTGGAACGGATCAGGAATATCTTGGTTGCGTACACTTTCAAAAATAACTTCGTACTCAGCCTTTAAATTACCGTACAAACACCGTATGACATCCATAGAGAATACTCTATATGTCGTGGATGGCTCGCAAATCTTGGCCTATGAATCCGTCTTGGCAGGGTATCCAAAAATTTTTTACTATGTTTATGGCGCGATAAATGGAACGCCTCCAATTCTAACCCTTACGACTATCCAGGATTTCGGGGAGGGTTATCTTGGAATCAGTCATCAGGATGCCTCCGATGCAAATTACTTTATGAAATTCCCTACGAGAAGTATGACCGTAGGAAGTTCAACAGGTGCCTTTCAATCTATTTTGACAAACTTCTTTGTGTTTAAAAAGAAAGTGAGAATCAAAATGATTAAGCTCTTTTTTGCAGATTATATTGAGGCAAACAAATCTCCTTGGGGAATCACCGTATATGGTACAGATAACCAGAATCCCGTAGTATTTTCTCGCCCGTACACGGCCTCTGCTGGGTATGAGTTGGAATATATTCCTAGACAAAACACAATGAAAGAGCTAGAAGATTTTTTCCTCTATCTATACGATGGAGATTCTAGCTACACTTCTGGAATTAGAAAAATATCAATCTACTACGACTACGTAGAATAAAATATATGCCAGAAAATAAAATGGAAGAATTTGAAAGAAGGTTGGCGAAAGTTGAAGAGCAACAAACTATCAGTAAATATGATAACCCCTTCGACTTCATAGACCTAAAAAACATTACTAGTTTCGTTGAAGTTGTATCAATTGTACCGGCAGGATTCCCTAAAACTTTTTTTGACCAAATGAAGATTTACATTAACGGGGGTACTTACAGGTTATACGTTTACGATTATGCAAACAACGCGTGGAGGTATGCTACACTAACATAAAAAGCATACAAAAAATTATTATATGATATCTTATACACAAGCAGTAACATTACTACAACAAACATTAAAATACGATTCAAACGATACGACAAACAATGCTTTTGTCTTGACTTTGTTTAACGATAGTATCCGAGCGGTGTGCGCCGTTAGATCTTGGTGGTTTTTGTTCTACACAAAAGATGTTACAACTCAAGCAAGTGTAGCAGCTTATCCTATTCCGGCGAGAATGAGAGAGCTTACAGAAATTTACGTTACTGTAGGAGGTACAATCTATCGCCCACGTCCCATCTACAACGAGGAGACTTGGACAAGAATCAAACAATCAAATCTTGGAGAGAGCGACAGGCCTATGTTCTATCGTGTCAAAGGAAACTACGTAGAAATTGCGCCAACACCTGCATCAACAGATGGTGTGATTACTTTGCGTGGACGTACAAAAGTTAGAGACCTAGGAAACAGTGCTGACTATACTGTCGGTACTATTAGTGCCGTGACGAGTGGTAGCAAGACTGTCACCGGATCCGGTACAGGTTGGACATCGGCGATGGCCGGTAGACTGATAAGAATTTCTAGCTTTTCTTCTGCGGTAAATTACGGAGACAACTATTGGTATGAGGTAGCCTCTGTTTCAAGTGCAACTTCTTTAACCTTGGTTGAGCCTTACGAAGGAGATACTATCACCGCTGGGTCGGCAAACTATGCCATCTCAGATGTCATGCCAATTCCAGAAGAATGGCAGATGGCTCCTATTTATAGAACGGCCGCTCTTTACCAAACGATAAATGATCCGGCCAATCCAAAAGTCGCAACGATGTGGTGGAGATTGTACGACGGTGGAGAAGAGGCTGGATTATCAAATGAAACTGGTGGTATACTTGCAAAAATGAAGGAGGCAGAAGGTAGTACAATTGCGGATAAGTATCTTTCACCAACATATAATGATATCGATCCAAATTATCCACCAAGAGATATTACTGGATTAAACTAAAAAAATTTATGATAAATACAAATAGTTCAGCAACAAGTCCAGAGAGGAAAAAATTCATAGAAAGTGTGGCATCAAAAAACTACAAAGGCCCAAGTGTAGTAGATTATCTTTCGGCATCAGGGTATGACCCATCTCAAAGTTCTCGCCAACAACTCGCAAGTGATGTGGGTGTTTCTGGCTATGATTTTAGTGGAGATAAAAATGCCGAGCTTATGGCAAAATTGAGACAAGGCAGTGGAGGTACACAAGACACAACCAATCCAGGAGCAGGAACAACAACGACCACAAGTACGCCAAAAACTGTTGACCCTGATTTCCAGGCCTACTTAGATTCTCTGAATGAAACTGATGACGAGAAAAACGCGCGCGAGTATGTGAGTCGTTTGCTTACTGATAGTAAAACAGCTTACGAGAAAGCTATCCAAAGTGGAGAGACTATGGGCTTTGCACAAGGTGAAGGGGCGAGAGTAAAAAGAAACAACGACCTTACTATAGATGCTGCAAGTGGTGCTTATGATGTTGTAAAATCTGGAGCAGAAAAAAGAAGAGGGGTTGCAAAATTAAAATATGATTATGTTGCCGAGCAAAGGAAAAAAGAAGAGGTGGACAACAAACCTTTTGAGCTTTCAGAAGGACAAACAAGATATCAATATAATCCTGAAACTAAATCTTACGAGGCAATCGCAGCTAAACCAAAAACTTACAAACCAACTTCTTCCAATAGTTCTAGTGTACCAAAACCAACACAAACTCAACTTCGCAATAATGATGTGAACACGGTTGTTGAGACCTTGTCGAAAGTGATGAAAGCTAAAAACCAATATGGTATCGACCCAACAAGTTACCAATTTTACCTAGACCAAATTGTTAAAACTTATGGATCTGGAGGAGCTAAAGAGTTAGAAAAACAATTGGCTGCGAAAGGATTAAAGTTAGACAAAACACAAGACCCAAAAAATTATAAATAATATGACAATAAAAATTTTACCAGAACACGAAGCAATCACCGGAATAAAATCTGGAATCCCACAAGGTACGTCTTCTGGGAAAATTAAAATATTGCCAGAACATGAGCAGATTCTTTCCGGGAAAACACCACAGGCTCCAGCTCCTGCGCCTGTACAAAAACCAGTAGAAGTGGTAAAACCAACTCTCTTGGAGAAAATTAAATCCACTTTAAGTAAAGGGGCTAATTTTGTTGGTGAGCAAGTGAAGGAGGCCTACGATAGAGGGACGATAAAAGACCCACAATTCAAAGCATCTGTCGGTGAAGGGTTAACACCAGAGAAAGCTACCATGGCACAAGAGGCAATCAAGAGAGGGAATTTAAACGATCCTATTTTGCAATCCTACGAAGACATCAAGGTACCTTTTATTGATGCAGGTTTTACATACAATAAAAATAATTCTTTACCGATTGTTACAGATATGGTGAAGAGTGTTATAGAGGCTCCAGAAAAAGCAGGGAGAACTTTGACGGAGGCAGCAGGTCTGACAAAATTTACGGACGAGAGAGGTGGAGACCCAATGTACGAGACACAATCATACGGTGAAAAGGCTACAAGGTTAGCTAGTAATTTCTTGGATAAAGGATACTCTTATTCAACTTCTGTTTTGCTTGGTGCAGGACTTACAGGAATTGAGGCATCCGGAGACGTTCTTTTTTTCTCGTCATTGTTGAGAGCTGGAGGGGCGAAAGCGACCGGACAGGCAACCGGTAGAATCACCCCCGATGAAGTTAGAACGGCACACGAATTTCTCGGGAATCCAAAAACAATTCAAGAGGCTGAGGCAAATTGGAGAGCAATGCAAAAACAATTCCACCCGGATATAAACGGTGGGAATGATGCTATTTCAAAGCAACTTAACCAGGCGATCGCTATTCTGAGAAAGGAAGGTATCCCTGATGGACGTTACGCTGGCATCGTAGACACCCGACCAACGAAGAAACCGGAAGTTAAATTGATTGGTGAAAAACCTGTTGAAGTTACACCACCAGCGCCTGTAGCAAACCTTACAGAGAAAGTACCGACCACACAGAAGAATATCAATCTTGTTGTTGAAAACATTACAGAGACGGCCAAAAAAGAAGGGTTAGATTACAATCCAAAAACACAGATTAAAATGTCTGATGGTGAGATTGTTAAGCGCCCAGAGACTATTGTTAGTCGTACGCAATTGCAAACTTTAATAAAAACTTTAGAGAAGGATGAAATCAATTTGACTGTTGATGACAATAAAAATTTAGTATATTCAGAGCCAGGAAAAAGGGAGATCACAATAAAATCTTCCGCTTTAGGATTGGTGACAGATAGACTTCCTGTTGGAGGAAATGTGAAAGTTACACGCGCAGCACTTGGTGTGAAGGGTACAGCTAAAGATACTGTTTTCCGAGGCGAAGACGACAATGGAAATGTTGTAGCCAAAGAATTTACTCCACCAGAAAGATTGAAGGTTGCACAAACCCCAGCGGAATTAAAACAGAGAATCGAACAATTAAATAAATTTGCACAACAGCAAGCAATTTTAAGAAAACCAGGAGGCCTTCCAAAAAATGCAGCCGGTGTATTTATGCGTAGCCCGAGCTTGCCAAAACAAGGACAAGTGAATTTGAAAAAGGAAACAATCTCAAATGATCGTGCGTACATGGAAACTTTAGCACACGAACTTGGACACGCTTTGGAAAATGGTGTGACAGGGACTACAAACACAATGACATATAAAGTTTTTGGTAAAAATATCACAAAGCAAGAGTGGGGAATAATAAAAGAGGAACTTAAAAAAGTTACTCACAGTTTGGTTGGTGAAGAGGTGGCAAAAGCTAAGGCGCAATACTACTACAAAAACACAGAATTACTTGCTCGCTTTTTTGAAAAGCATTTTGCATCACCTGGAAACCTTTCAGAACTTGCGCCGACGGCCGTAGAATTTCTTAAAAAATCAGCATTGGAAAATCCTATAATAGAAAGATACTTGGAGGCAGTTGAAGGGTCTATCGACAAGGGGCAAATGAAAAGAAATCTTTTCTTCAAGGATATGAAACAAACATACCAGGAGGCACTAGGTAAACGTGTGGGGACAATGGCGTGGAATGACGAAGTGAGATACCGCGCGATGAAGGAACGTGCAAAACTATTGATTGAAAATTTTGTTAAAGATAAATTCAAAAATGTAAAAGACGACCCGGCTCTTATCTTCCAGGCAGTAGAAAGTATTAAGGTTACAAAAAAAGGTGTGCCGGAATTTGGTACACGTGATTTCCAATGGGTTGATGATTTGAGTGAGGCAAAATCCCTAGCAGATGAGGGTTACGAAGTTATTAAGGATCCGAATGGTGATCCTGTTTTGGAATATGTTGATGGCAAAGCTAAGATTAGAATTGCAAAAGACCGTTACACTCCAGAAGAGGCTAGAGCTATTTACGATCAATTGTCACCGGAAGGAAAACAATTGGTGGATGATTTTACATCGGCGAGAGCGGAGGCTAAAGATTATTTTAACCGTGAAGTGATTAAAGACGTTCATAAAATTGAAGGAAACATTGAAGGTTGGGTACACCGATATTGGGATGACAAACCATTTACTCCTGGTGTCACTCGTGATAAATTGTCTACAAAGATTGCCTCTGCTAGAAAGATGCGTAAAGGCCAGGAAGGATATGTTGAGGATGTGCAAAAGGCGATGACAAAAATTTTGACAGAGCTTGAAACAGAGAAGGCCTACAATAGTTTTATCACTGATTATTTTGCTAGAATTTCAAAGCCGATCGCCGAAGGTGCAACACCTGACACGGGATGGATTGAGGTTGTTGGAGATATCAAAAAAGGAGGAATTGGGACAAGTAGAGAAAATCGTACGTCTATTCTTAAAGATGGAAAAATGATGGGCGTGAAGAAAACAAGATATCAGGTGCCAGAAAAAATTTATGAGAGATTTAAAATGATTCGTGAGGTTGCAGTTGAGGCGAGTACCGCAGCGAGAATCGTAAATAGTATCAATCGTTACTGGAAAGTAAACATTCTTTTCCATCCAGGATCGGCGGCGACAAACTTCCTTTCAGGAGGTGTGCAATATTCGTCTAAAGTTTTGACAGATTTTTATCGTGAAGTATTGACGGGAGATATTAAACTTCCACAAACGAGAAGTAATCTAAATGCTATGCGTACAGTTCTACTTCCGAAGGGTTGGGACAAAGCTCCTGACTGGATTTACGGTGGCGACTTGTCAAACAACTATGGACAATTCAGTAAAGAAAATGCTCCGGGTGCAGGTGTGGCCTCATTGGACAAAGGTGTAGACTACTATGGAGATCGTGCTTTGAAATTGTACGGTGTTGTGGAAAGATACTGGAAGAAAGTTATTGTGACGGCAGAGAAAGGTGACAAGTTGTCGAGACTAAATACTGTCGGGCCTCGTGGTTTAGAATTGCCAAACGAGGCAGAGAAAGAAATTTTAGACATGATCAACAACGAAGTAGATTTCTTTGCTTACGATTACGACAACGTGCCAAATTTCCTAGAGAATTTCAACAAGAATCCTGTTGGTGGGGCGTTTAAACCGTTCATGAAATATCCTTATAAGTATGTAAAACATATCACCAGCATGATGGAGGCGGCCGTAGACCAAACATTGCCTTGGTACGATAGAGTGGCGAAACTGATGACTTTGGGTACGATGGTTTCAGCCTATGCGTATTATAGAAACCAAAAAAGAAGTGAGCAAAAAACACCAGAAGTACCAGAATCAGCTCCGGCATCAATGTCTACTCGTGGTAGATTGTACTTGGACACAGATGAAAAAGGGAATGAAATATTTACACGTGTTGCAAAATATCCTTTCATCAACCTTACAGAGGCAGGGCTACAATTAACTGATGGAAATTCAAACCAGGCTTGGCAATCTATCCAGGATCTTCTTGGTGGTGTCGGCCCTCTTGGAGACATCTCTTTGGCGTTGATGGGTTACTCAAACGAGTATGAAAAATATACTCCACTGGAAGTTAGAATGGGGAAAGTGGCTGGGTCATTCTTGCCAGGCACGAGAATCCTTTCAGACCTTGCTCGTTTCTTCGACCCGTATCAGAGAAAAACTTCTACATTCTCACAAGGTATCACTTCTGTACTCCCTCTACCAGCTAACGACGAGGCGACTCTTGAAAAACTTAGAGGAGAAATCAAAACTGTTCAGGTGCCTATCGAAGGAAGTATAGAGGCAGGGGAGGGTGAAGGGGCGAGACGTACCACAACAGACCGCTATGTAAAAAATTATAAAGAGGATATACTAATGGGACTACTTCTAGGTATCTACCAGACCAGAATCAATCCCGAAGAGGCAGAGGCTTTCGTTGAGAGAAAGGAGAAAAACGACGAAAAGAAAAAAGCAAAAGAAGAATAATTTATGGAAAAAGATAATGATAAAAGAAGTTTCTTAGATAAAGTATTCGCGAAGACTTTCGGCTCTGCGCCTGTTCAAGCTGCTCCTAGACCAGCGCCAACACAACAGGAAATCATCGGAGAAAAATACAATTCATTTAACCCTGAGCTTAGAAAAATGATTGATGCTATGGCCTACCGTGAATCTGTAAACGGTAAAGTGAGAGTGAAACCGGGAGACCAAAAAGATAAAACCTCATCGTATGGATTGCTACACATGGGGCAAGGAGCGGTTGATGAATTTCTGAAACGTAAACAAGAGTTTGGATATACCGGCCCGAACTTCAAAGCTAAAGATTTACAAAATCCTGAATCTGATTACTTACAGAAATTTATTCAAGCATCAAGGATTAAAAGAGACATGGATGTAAACAAGCGTGATCTTTTTTCTGCCACTAGATATATTCAAAACTTTGGTGAGCCTAACTATGCCACGACGACGATGAAAAACTTCAACAAGGCCTTTCCTTCTGGACTTTAATCACAAGTCCTCGGCATGACTTAAAACTACCTAAAATATATGAATGAAGAAAAATATCTTAGACCTGGTGCGTACGAGTCTCCAGAAGATTCAAGAACTGTAAAGCAGCAATTATCTTTCAACGACAGAATGACGGCTATGTTCTCCTTCTTAACAGAGGGCGGAAGAAAAGTTAAAGCAGGATGTATTTTAGATCAGTATAGAGTGGGGATCTGTACGGCAATCTCTCACGTTCAAATCGTATACGATAGAACAGGGGTTAGATACAGTGAGCATTTCCTTTACGGTTTGCAGAAAAAATTCTTTGATGGTGGTTGGTTTGAAGGCTCTTCTCTTTTTAGCTCAATAAAAGCTGCGAAGAAATACGGATACTTGAGAAAGGACATATTCGATAAATACTTTCAAATCGATCCGAACGAAGACTATACTTCATATTCCAGCAGATTAAAAGCTATCATGTACAATGAGGAGCTAGTAAATGAATTATTGAAACAATGCGAGTTTTCACTTCAAGGATATGAAAAGCTGGACAATACCTGGCCTTCTATCCTGACAGCAATCTCAGACGTAAACAATGGTGTCTACGCAAGATTTACTTGTGGATCATCTTGGTTTTATAAATTTATTAATGGCATTAAAAGGACTTGTTGGGAAGGTGAATTGATTGAACCTGTCACTGAGCCAGTAGGTACACCAACGTTTCCTATTACAGGACATGCCGTATCTCTACCCTACTTTGCAAAAGATGGATTGTACGTTGCAAATACTTGGTCACCAAACTGGTGTGCCGACGGACACGCGAGAATAGATTACTACCCGACAGAAGTATATAAATTATATTTCAAAAACTTTCCATCACAACTTGTACTCCCTGTTAAGAAAGATACTTTCAAACATTCTTTCTTGAAACAATTGGGTCTCAACAGAAAGTACGATTATGAAGTTGAGATGCTACAGTACGCGCTTATCTTCGAAGAGTGTATGGACTGGATTCCACCAGAACAACGTGGATACTTCGGTGCAAAAACCTTAGCAGGTGTGAGGAAGTTTCAAAAAAAATACGGTATACTTTCTACCGGGTACGCAGGGAAAATAACATTAGCAAAACTTAACCAATTATATAGTAAATAAATATGGATCTAACAGCAGTAACAGCTACGGCTACAGCTTTAACAATTGCCTTTGTACAGATTATAAAAAATTTTAATATCGATCGAAGACTAGTACCAGTTGTCGCTCTTGTGTGTGGTATAGGCGCAACAGCTCTAGTGGATCAATCATTCACGCCCACAGTAATCCTAAATGGGGTTATCTCTGGACTATCGGCGATGGGGTTGTGGACAGGTAGTAAAGTTGTGATGGGAAATTAATCAACAAAAAAAATACCACCCGGCAGAGATGTCGGGTGGTTTTTTCGTGGAGCTACTTGCTCTTATTGCTGGAAGAGGTCGTAACGTATCGGAGGTTTGAGGGAATGGTCGTCTTGTGGACGTTTATCCCTCACCTTCGAACGACGCGCCGCCTCCAAACAATTGGGGCAGGTGCATTGATCGGCCTCGTCATCGATTATATGGACACTGGTGTCCAATTTCGGTTTGAGGAAATCAAGCAGAGGCATGGCCTTTACTCCCTTTTTGTGGTGTGAGTTTTTTAGTTTACAGTCGCTAAACTGTCTGGTCACAGGGAACTCACAAAACCAACCTTATAGTTAGTATAATCTACTCAGCAGGTTTTTCCACTGGTGTAAATCCTAATGTGGATAAGTATTCAACGATGGCCGTACTAGGGGCGATGATATCAATAACGTTTAAAGTTGCCTTGTCTTTCACCATCAGAGACGGGAAAGTCATGGAAGTAAAAGTTTCCTCTTTACCATCCTTAACTCCAGGTATTCCATCTTTTAAGTTACTTATCATAACCAGGTCATTCGTAATATCTCTTATCTGGATTGTCCCAGCAGGGATAACAAACTTCTCTAAAAAAGATTTCACAATTTCGCACGCTTTACAATTTGTTTTTGTAAATAATATTAATTCGTTTTGCATAGATTAAAATTCTTCTTCTGGTGGTCGGACATGAGAGGCGAAGGCCAACTCAATTTCCAGAGCCACTTGGATTGTTTCGTTTATTGTTTGTAATATTGCAGGCAGTCCAATTTCTACACGATAATGTTCTGTTTTACCTGTAGGTTGTATCGTCCCGTCTGCAAGTTTTTCCGTTTCTATCCAGTCAAGGTAGGCATCACCCAGCGCTTTCCCAAAGTTTAAATAGATGATCATCGCGTAGAATCTCATCTGTAAATGCTTTTGAGCTTTTGCTAACGTCCACCTAACTTTTCCAGTTTTATATTCACGGAACTCGCAGGTTTTACTATTGAAGGTATCCGGTCGCCCGATCACCTTCAACCAACCATGTTTTGTTTTTATTTCAGCAACCATCTCCTGATCACGAATATCGTACTTCGGCAACAAAAGGATTGTCGCATCTGTAAGCAATTCATTTGTATCACGCTCAAACTCCAGAGCCTCCGCAAACTTTTTTCCATAGTCCATCGCCGAGTTATTCAGCGCGAACTCCTGCCGTCCGTCAAAGTACAACTTCTTGTACCTTTCCGGACTACTCTTCCACATTTGAATTTGCGAGTAGGATAAGTATCCTTTCGGTAATTGGATGTACTTTTTCTTAGACATATTATTTGTTTTTGTTTAATATCCTTTCTGCTTCATCTCTAAAATATCCCCAAACAGGCGTTCTCCAGTCGTTGTGTAGTTCCATCCATTCTTTTTGAAGTTGAAGAGCAAGTTTTATAATTTTCTTTTTCATTCTCTTAATTTAGATTTTATCTCTTCTAATTTATTTACACATTCGTTCCAACCTCTCATCCATTGTCTACCTAATTCTGTTTTTGCAAGTCTTAATTCTTTTTTCTCTATAACAATCTTATTGAGAATTAGGTCTAGTATTTGGTCAGCTTGTATTTCTTCAGGTGTAGTTTCTGCTGAGTTGTAGTTGAAGTTTGTTTTTAAGATGTTTATTATTTGGTTTTTCATATTATTTGTTTAATATTTGCATCACCTGATTGCGATATTCATTAAATCCTTCCCAAAATTTACTAGGTTGTCCCTTAAAGGTTTCTTCGGCATAACTGTGTAGTATTTGCTCTTCTGGTAGAGATTTTAAGATTAGGTCTAGTATTTGGTCATACGCATTGCTGTTTACATAGATTCCCCCGTTATCGCCTAAATCTACGTTTGCATGTATTATTTTTATTATTTTTTTTTTCATAGATTGTTTAGTTTTCTAATTATTTGATTAATCGCATTTCTAATATCGTAATCTTTCATACCAGGACTGCTTTGGTATATTTCTTCTATTCTTTCTGGTTTAGGGATACAGGAAGGGTCTTGCCACTTACACTTAGTACAAATATATTCTGGGATTTTAAATTCGTTATTCTCACACCTAGGACATATTTGAACCCACTCTTTCTCTTCTCCAAGTTGTTCGATTTGTTCTATCCACCAGTCAAAACCTGTTTTTTCACTCCCTGCATAATCTGTTGCATATTTCCTCCAAATATCTTTTTTTTGTTTTTCTGTGAGTTTCATATATTATGAGTTTAAAAGCTCTGGGTTTTCGTATATGTTGCCGATAATTTCACAACTTTTTTCATTTAGAAAACTGAAAGTAAAAGTAGAACCAGTTGAAAATCCGTTAATCATTTCACACTCAAAACCACCAACACAGTCCCTAATAATACAAATATCTGTTCCGTATTTTCCACCTATACTTGAAACGATGTCACCTGAATATATCTCTTTTCCATTTTTGTCTTTTAGACCTGTGTATTGCATTAAAATTGGTTCACCCTTTCCAATTTTATTCTCATCTGGACAATCTTTTTCTTCCCACATTAAGTTGCTATTGTAAAACCTCCACTTTGGGTAATATTTACACATAACACCGTCTCTCCACGCTCTAAATTTTATTTCTCGCATATTTATTTCCCTCACGACGTGTACCCCGGTAACAGGTACGCATTACTTGCAACCGGGAGACACACCGCGAGGCGTGTTTAACCAAGTGAGATCTGTCAACTTTACAAATGACGGGATGTTCACCCAGTCAAAGATTATGCACGACTTGCTAATCTTTTTTCTTCGTACTTTTCTACACCAGGAATTACCGCTCCTTCTTTAAGAATAGCATTTGTAATTTTAGCTAGATCTGGTACAAGGTATTCGCGTGGAATAGATTGTTCGTCCAGTATACGCACTTTTTGTACAGTTACTGTAGACAATTTACTACCACTAGAACTAACAACAGTTTTGGCCGTATCTGGAATAGCTGCAAGTTTTTGCCCGGCAGTTTCAGGTTTCATTGTACCTTTTTCTACACGCGCTGCAATTCTTGCTTTCTCCTTCTCAGCTTTTTCATCTTGTTCAATTCTATAAGCTAATACCTTTGATTTAATAATTTTTTCAGCCTCTGCCAATTCCAATTCACGTGGTTTAAAAAGATCACGTATCTTTGACAAACTTGTCATCAATGGACGAGTGATTTCTTCTTTTCTAGCCGTCAACATTTTTCCGGTAGTTTTTATCTTTGCTAAAATATCTACACTTTCCTTTTCTTGTTCTGGGTTCTCGACTTGAAAAGTTTGTGCCGCTTTAACAATAGATGAAACTTCCTTTTTGATAATGGCTAATTCTTTATCTTCTATCATAATATTATACGATGTCTTCTAGCAAATAATTTAACATATCATCAACTTCTGTTAAGGCCAATCCTAGTCCGGTTAAAGCTTTACTTGACGTATTATTGGGTCCTCTTTCTGGTACAGCATGAAGTTCACGAAGATCTCCTCTTGTAAGGATAACCGTCTTTTCTCTAAGGTGTCTAATTTTTGATTTAATTTGGTCTAGTTGTACTAGATAAAAATCTTTTTCTTCTGGTTTCATAATTTGATTTCCTTGCCTGCTTTAATAACAGGCAGGTTGGTGATGTGCATGTGGGAGAAATCAGAATCGAACTGATGTTATAAAGGAGCGACCTAAAAGTCCTACCACTAGACGATTCCCCCCACCTGCACACCACTACCTGCCGACTATCTTTTTACAGATTTCTTAACCGCTTTTTTTGCTACTACTTTTTTAGTTGCTACTTTTTTTGCTGCCATATATTTTTATTTTAATGTTATAACTTTTACCGCCCACATTTGTGCCGTGATAATATGCCCTAACGCCTCGTCACGCATTTTTCTTTTACGTGCAGTTTCGTTTGTGCCATCATCCGCAGGTACTGATCCTTCAACCAGATCAAATAATTCCGCACACAATACTTTTGCTCTAGCGACGTTATTGTCACCAGAAGGATTAAATTGTATGCCAACGGCAATTTCCCCTGGGGACATTTCACGCAAAGCACCTGTTCCTGTATCATTCATATTTATATGTTACTTTAATTTTCCCAAGGAACTTCTGGTTTGTCGAGACCGTTCTCGGCCAACCATTCCTTATCCATCTTATAAGTATTGTCTTCGTTTTTTGGTGTAAAAACTTTTACAATTTTAGCCGGGTTGAAACCTGCTTGCTTAGCCTCTTTTTCTTCTATGAATTTAAACCCAACCTTTTGGCCAAGTTTAACATTGCGCATAGATGAATCCAGAGATTCTTTACTAACAGACCAAACCTCGCCTTCGTTAACGATTACAGGCTCTTCAATCAATTTTTTCTTTTTGTCTAACTTATGGAATGATCCATAATCAGCTTTTAGATCGTAAACCTTTTCCATCTTCCCGGCTTTCGTCGGTAGAGTAGATTTAACTTCTCTAACAGCAATTAACGTTCCCATAATTTTATCCTCCAGAGGCACATTGAAAGAAACGAAGTTAGAAGTCACTTCATTAGCCTCATCAAAATCGTCCATTCCGTTGTTTTTAGTCTTAGCCATATTGTTTATTGTTTATTGTTATTTGTATCCTGCACATAAATTTAATTAAAAATTTAGTGCAGGGCAGGTGTAGTAAAAGGGTCGATACTTTTACTTAAAAAATAAGCATTCTATTTACGATCAGTAAATAGATGGCCGATTAACCACCTACCCTGCACTCAATTATAGTTTGAGTGACACGACAGGGTCTATATTAAATTTTCAAGGAACGGGTGATCTGGCTAGGGTGTACATTAAAAATAAAAGCAATATCTTGTTTAGACATTCCTTTTTTAGAGAGTTGTAATATCAGATGAGTCCTTGCCTCCAAGAGGTGTGAATTATTATCTGCAACTCGCCCGTTTCTTTTCATTGTTGATTTCTTAGCCATGATGAAAGTATACACAGCTTTTTGTTTTTGTCTACTTGCGCTTTGTGGATAACTTTTCTTGCGCTTTCTTTCATTTTGTGTATACTCAAAAATGTCCCCGTAAATGGGGATAAAAAAATTATGCAATTAATCTATGTTGAACATCTCAAAGGGTATATTGACCTAGACAGTAAATACTACCCGGGAGAGGTGTACACAGACGAAGATTTGGATCGTTTTTTAGAGATTGAAAGAAAGTGGAGGGAAACCCAAACAGAAGACAATTTCTATGAGCTGATCAAAATATATCCATCTGCAAAAAATGCGATGAAGAGGAATATTGTTGAAAGACAAAAGGCCTTGAAAGAGCATCGGAAAAAACACTTAGATTATCTTAATGAAGGAGTATTTAAACTTTTTGGAGCGGTGGATTCTATCCAATCTATAGAGGTAAAAGACCTTATAGAAAAAGAAAAGGAAGAATTTCTTGAAGATATAAAAAAGGAAGAAAGTAAACTTAAATTCCAAAAGGAATATCTCAACAGATTGATGCGTGAAGAAAAATTTAGGGAAAAGATTGAGAAAGCTAAGAAGAAAAACGATACTAAAGAATTATTAGAAGCCGAGCAAAGACTATCAGAGGCATTAGATTATTATCCTCAAACGGGGATAACTAACGAAATGATAGAGAGAGCAAGAAGTGTACCAATAACCAATTTCGTGAAAGTCGGACGAGATGGTAAAGCTAGATGTTTCAAACACAATGACAAAAGCCCATCCATGCACATTTACAGAAAGAAAAATAATTTTTATTGTTTCTCTTGCGGATTCCATGGATCAGTTATAGATGTTGTAATGGAAATGCAAGGTCTTGACTTTAAAGGAGCTATTAAATATCTAAACAACCAAATATGAGATTCCTCAAAGATGTAGTAGATGAGTTTGGAAAATATATAATTCTAAAGGACTCAGAAAGGGTGATGAAAATTGTTTTAGGAAATCTTGTTTCAAATGTTATCCTGCCAGGGAATCCGGTCTGGACAACATTGATTGCTCCTTCCTCTGGTGGGAAAACAACACTTCTTGCACCACTAGAATTTCTGAATATTTGTTTTATGTTAAACGATTTAACAGAAAAAACATTGATGTCCGGATATAAAGTGGGAGGGAAGGAATACAGTGTACTAAAGATAGCCGACCGCAGAGTGATGATAATTGCCGACTTTACAACAATCTTGGCAAAAAACCAACAATCGAAGTCGGAAATTCTTGGACAGTTGAGACAGGTTTACGATGGAGATTTCATTAAATATACCGGAACAGGAAAAATAACCTGGAAAGGAAAAATAGGAATGATTCTAGGATGTACACCATCTATCTATCGGGAACTAGAAGGAGCGCGTGCCATGGGTGAAAGATTTACCTACTTCTACATGCAGGTACCAACCGATGAAGAGGTGGCAGATAAGATTGCGCAAGTGCAAATGTCGGCAGTGGAAATTACAGAGAAGATGAAAGCTCCGTATACCGAATACTTTCAAGATTTGTATAAATGGGTGAGCGATAACAAATATGTTGCAAAACTAGAATTAACACCAGAGCAAACGGCAAGGGTTAAATTCGCAGCAAAATTCTGTGTGTCGGCAAAAGCTACAGTTAGTACAGATTATAAAACAGGGAAAGTGGACAGTATGCCAAACAAAGCAGGACTAGGCAGAGATTATAATATCTTCCTACAATGTTTGAGAGGGTGGCAAGTGATGGATGCTTATGAGTCTCAAGATAAGGATTATAGTGAGACAACAGAACATTCAATGTTTACGATAGAATTGCTTGCTTATTCTTCCCTCTCAAGAGAGAGACGTAAGATACTAGAAATTCTTTCATCGACCGACGATAAACTATCGGCCTCAGAAATTGGAGCCAGGGATGGATTCGGTTTAGAGAAGGAAAGTGTGGAAAAATATCTTGCTCCACTTCATGCAATTGGAATCATTCAAAAGATACCAGGTAAAAGTGGGCAATCAAACAAGTGGTATATCAAAGACAAGGAAGTTAAAGAATTTGTAAATACAGTTTCTGTATATACAAAGGAGGCCGGATTTATGTCGGACGAGGAACTTAAATTATTAGAAGAAAGTGGGAAGGACTCTTCGGGAATAGATCTCACTGAGTGGAAATTACCGAAGAAAGAGGAACAAATTGAAGATATCTGGGGTAACAACCTTTCATTTGACCAATAAAAATTATGCAACCAAACAAAATAGTAGTATTTAGAGAAAGTGCGCGAAGAGAATTAAAAGCAGGAATTGACCTTGTAGCAAACGCGGTTAAGATAACACTCGGGCCTCGTGGAAGAAACGTAGCCATTCAAAGAGTTGGACAAGCTCCAATTATTACAAACGATGGTGTTTCAATCGCAAACTCTATCAAAGTTAAAGACCAGTATAAAAACATGGGTGTTGAGATGGCCAAAGAAGTAGCGAGGAAAACTGATAGAGTTGCCGGAGACGGTACAACTACAACCTTGGTACTTTACCAGGCACTGATTGAGGAAGGTTTGAAAACATTAACCTCTGATACAAATGTTATTAAACTTAAAGAGGGAATGGACTTGGCTAAAAATTATATCGTTGAGGAACTAAAGAAAAGAGCGCAGAAAATTAAAGGACTTGATGAAATACAAAAAGTTGCATTTATATCTGTAGAAAATTCTAAACTTTCTTCGATGATTGCTGAGCTATTAAATACTGTGGGTGTGGATGGAAATATTATTGTTGAGGAAACAGAAAAGCCAGAGATAACTGTAGAAATGTTGGATGGCTACACTATCGACCGTGGTTTTGCCTCACCATATATAATCAACAATCCTGGTAAAATGTCTGGAGAATATAAAAACATAAAAGTTTTAGTTACCGACAGGAAAATGATGACAAGTGAGCCAATTATTGAATTGATTAAAAAAATGCAAGCGGCCGGGGTTACAAACCTTTTGCTGATTGCTGATGATATCGATGGAGAAATGTTGGTGTCGGCACAAATGACACACGAAGAGGGATTATTTAATATCATCCCTGTACGTTTCCCTTGTTACAGTCCAGACAGATTAGAATTATTGAAGGATATTGCGGTGAAGTGTGGAACGGATATTTTTGGAAAAGGAAGGAAAAAAGACCTGAGCGCTTTAGAGTTGGATGATTTAGGGCAAGTTGAAAAAGTTGTCATTAAAAAAGATACAACTGTTATCATCGGATCACAAGGTGGTTGGGAACTTGATGCGAGAACGCAAGCTATCCAGGAACAAATGAATGGGGACGTGAGTGAAAGTACAAAAACTTTTCTATCTTTTAGACTTGCAAACATTCTAAATAAAACGGCTGTGGTTAAGGTAGGGGCTTTGACGGAACAGGAACGAAAATATTACAAATTGAAGATTGACGATGCTATAAATGCTACACGTGGAGCAATTGAGGAAGGGATTGTAGAGGGTGGAGGTTTCGCTTTAGCAAGTATTGCATTGGAATCAGAAATTAAAAGTGAACACAAGGATATTCAAACAGGAATAGAAGTAGTTTTACTTGCCTGTATGTACCCATTTGCGACACTGATAGAAAATAGTGGTGAGAAAATGGACGGAGAATTAAGAAGATATAATGCCTCATCTGGTAGATTTGTTAGTGATTTAATCGCCGAAGGTATTGTTGACCCTGTAAAAGTAACAACCAACGCACTTATTAATTCTGTGTCCGGAGCATCATTGTTTTTGACTACAGAAGTTGCAATCGCATTTGCATCGGGAGAAGAAGTTGGACAAGAAATACATTAATATGTCAAAAAAACAACAAGAAAAAATTAGAGTTACAAAGAAATTTGATTACACTTTAAGAAACTGTGCATTATCGTTTTCATTAACAACCCTATTAGAAATGAAAGACTTCAGGACTCTCATGCTAAAAGGTATTGAGGACTTAGATAAAGTTATCGCAGAGTATGAAAAGGAAGAAAAAGCTAGAAAATAGATGGAAGGATTGGCAGGAGTACGAAGAGAAAAATTTTTTAACACAACTTCTCAAAGATATTGCTGACATAGGAATGGATGAGGCGGCGGCAAAACATAAGCTAGAGAATTGGTTTAAATCAAAAATAGCAGAACACATGTTACGCGTAGCGGCAGGTGAAGATGTAAAAGACCTATGAATATCTTAGATAAAATTTTTGGCAGGTCGGTAACAAACGATTTGCCGGCAGAGATAGACCATGAAGGTGTCAAAATTTTTCTTAGGATAAAAAAGTTAGATGGATCAAAAGACAAGACGTGGAGGATAAGATACATATCAGTAAATGACCAATTCTTTCCTCAACGTCCCAAAGGGATGCACTACTACCGCTGGAAAAATAAACACCATCAGTACCGGACGAGAATCAGAGCTAACGGTGAGACGTTGGAGGTGGCTACAAAAAAGATGTTAAAGAAGATAGAATTATTAAAAAAAGGCGAGTTTAAATTAAGTGACTATTAATATGAAATTCAAAATAGGCGACCAAGTTCGTAAAATAAAAGGTTATAAATTTGAGGGTGTGATCATTAGTGGTGGAGTCAAATTGACTGGCGACAGAATTTTGTATTCTGTAGAAATTGAATCAGAACTTGCTTTCGGCTGGTGCAAAAATTGTCAAAAAGATGTTCGCATCCCAATAGAATTTAACTGTGAAAAATGTGGGCTTCCCCAAGAATTGATTAGAGTCAAACAAAATTGTGGTGGCATGGTACATATCTTTGCAGAACAAGACATAGAACTTATATGAAAGAAATAATTATTAAAAAACTGGAGGCACTTATTAAAAAGATTGATCCAGATAAAGAGTGGCATCAATACTCGCAAGCCGAGGCAAACGCTATGAAAAATTATAATAACGCAATCAAAGATGCAATCGAGATTGTACAAAAAGAATTATGACAGAAGAAGAATACAGAAAGTTTTTAAAAATCGCACCCAAAGACCATTTTTCAAGTGATTTTAAATTGTTTCTTATAAACAATAACAAAATCCGTTTTTTTTCTGGTGATTGGCTTGTGATTGAAAACAAAAAATATTGGAACAAAGAGAACGATTGGCTAACAGCGTTTTGTTTTGCAGAAGACCGAGAAAATTTTTCGGTTGGACTTGTTCGTTTATACGACCTACACAAAGACTTCCCAGAATCACGAAATCGTGAGTGGAGAATAAAAGCTCCGGAAAAAAGAACTGTAAAACTTTTCCATGTCCATATCTACAAAAAATAATATGCAATTATACGACCATCAAAAAAAATTCCTAAAAGATAACCCAAACAAAGCATTACTCGCCTTTGAGACGGGAACAGGGAAAACTTTGTGCGCGCTGGAATGGATGAAACTGAGGGAAAAAGATTATCATTTAATAATCTGTCCAAAAAATATCATCCAAAAGTGGATAGATGATTGTGAAAAGCACAACATAGACCCATTGAAAGTATTAA